GTACCTTTATATACCCGCAGGATGCCACGGATACACAAAAGGATCAGGTCGAACAAGCTGCCCGTCCCACGAACAGCACCGTAACTGGGTCGTGGGATATTGCCTGCCAACACCGCAAGGCATACACACAACCTGACGGGACAGAAGTTCCGCCTCAAGAATGTGTCGTCGAAGCGTTTTTCTTCCCGCCTGAGGACAGGACTCCTTATCTTGGATTTGTCAGAGAGCATTACGGCGGCGTTGTGGAGGAGGGGGGCGAGGTTGAGATCGTGTGGCATGGGGACAATCCGGAGCCGCCAGAACCTCCGGTAGAGTTGGTTCTTACCTATCCGACCACGCATTTACCCGCAGTTATTACGCAGGGTTTTCATTCGGGACATTTGGCAATTGACCTCAGATCGTCATATCGTGTGTGGGGCGATGAGGCGCTTGCTGCCCTCGATGGTGAGGTCATCGAGGCCATGGATGGTCATCCGATTTTCGGCACGCAGGTACTCACCCGTTCACAACATGGCGAGGACACGATCGTTCTTCGCTATGCTCATTTTATCGAGGGGGAGTATTATGTGAGTGTCGGAGACCTCGTTTCGGAAGGCGAGCCGATAGGGAAGATTGGAAGCACCGGCCAATCTAGCGCCGATCATCTGCATTTCTCTGTCAAGCTCAATGGCGTTTATGTCGATCCCGAGCCGTTGATTGACTGGCCGTCACCGCCAGTGGAGCCTCCTCCTGGAAATGAGATATGGACAGACGTCCTAGTAGGGCTGCACGCACAACATATGAGCGGCGAAGGTTTGGAGTCGTGGACGAGAAACGCAAAACCGGGTGCCGTTAAAGTTTTCAGCCTTGGCGACGGTGTGCTATTCGATGATTGGGGAGAAAAGCAGCAGAAAATTATCTGGCGTCATTATCAAGGCAATGACGGCGCGTGGTTACGCAATCCTGACGGGAGCTTCAAGTCAAGTGCGGGGCTCTTGGCCTCGGCGATCCGTTGGCTCGATGCCTACTCAGCAGAGCTTGAGGTCGTGGCTCGACAGTGGAACGTTTCTGTCGAGTGGCTTTTAGGTAAAATTGATTACCTGACCAGCTTGAACGAGGTTATATCTACGAATCATCCGGAGATATTCCCTGCCGTTGAATTTGATTGCTTGCTAGCTGATGAGATCAAGCGCAGGTACGGTGATTTGGTGCATTGTGGCGGACTAAATATTGCGGTAGGGAATCCTGGCCATGATGAATTCAAATTCCTCTTACCCTATGCGCAGAAATGCCATGAGGATGGCCATGCGTGTGGTCAGCATTGTTACTGGACTGCAGGCGATGCGCCGGACGCAAATTACGTAGACAAGGCGTTCTTTAATGGTGAATGGCATGACATGTGGCCGCACCTGGCTGGGCGTTGGACCGAGATAGATAAGGTCTTTGTGGAAAATGGTTACTATGTGAACTGGTATTCTGGAGAGATTGGAGGGGTCTACGTATATCCTGATTGGCCGCCTTGGTGGGTTCACAGTGGAAAAAGCTGGAAGAGCATGCGGGGCGGCTTTCCGTGGTATTTGGAACAAATTGATCTTTTCAACCGTAAGGCCGTGGCATGGAACAAGGCGAACGGCGGGCGGTTCTTTGGTGGGTGTTTGTTTACCCGCCCTGCTTGGGGGTGGGAAGAATTCACATGGGATGGTGGTGCGCAGGCGCTGCTAGAGGCTTGGGCTGTAAATTTCAGTTAGGGAGAAAGCAAGATGACACAGTATCGGGGTCGAGTTTTTTTGTTGATGACGGTTTTGATTTTCGTAATGTCGACGCCAGTGTTGGCCGACGACGGGGGGATGCCATTGCCGCCTGGTGTAGATTTGACTGATCTTGTAGGTGTGTTGCAGTTGGCACAAGCTGCTGGGTTCGCGGCGACAATCTCCTTCCTGTTGGGTAAATGGGCATGGTACAACGAGATAGATGACAACCGAATAAAAACTGCAATAGAGATCGCCTTGCTGGCTGGTATACCACTGCTTGCTAAGTTCCTACTTGATGCTGTGCCAAGCGAGGCATGGTTGACCATCCAGCCTTATTATGCGGTCATTATGACGTCCTTGCTCTATGCTTTCCCGATTGCGGAATTATGCCACAAGGTTTTGGTTAAACCCGAACGCCTTATCGAGGAATATGCGGCTGAGGCTCGCCGTTCGGATGAAGCGCGAACACTCGAAATACAGGCGCGAATAGAGGAAGGCAAAGCCCATGCGGTCGAGACGTCGAAAAACCTAGGCGTTGAGATCATGCGTAGGGGCGAATAAGACAAGTTGGCATGGTGTTATGATGGGCGCGGCGGGTTTATTCTGTAGGCCCGCCGCGTTTTGTCTATCTGACGATACGGAGGCATGGTGGCAAACAGTGAAGATTGATGCAGGCATTATCTTGGGGATTATATCCCTTATCGGAACGATATTCGGTCCGATGTTAAAACACCTTATAGACCTAAGAAAGGAACGGCGAGAAGATGTTGTCTTAGAGGCTCGGGTCGAATTAGAAGAAGCCGAAAAACAGGCCGCTATCTCTCGTCAGGTTCAAGAAATGGCTCAGGCGTGGATGGTTACACAGGAGGAGCGGTTACGTACTCAGGATGAGCGCATCCGTCAGCAGGACGAAAAACTCAGAGAGTACGAACGCAGGATGACAGCGCAAGATTCGCGTATATTGGCGATGACCCGCATGGAAAGTTGGCATTTAGGTTTCATGCGGTATCTGTATCAGGGGTACTCCCGTTTATATGACCAGATCGAGCAACATGGGGAGGAGCCGTCGTTTGTGGCAATGTCCTTCGAGCGATGGTTGTCTGAACAGGGTATCGACGTAGAAGATTTCCGAGGAGGGGAGCATGTCGCAGTCGAAGAAACAGGTTGAACATAAAAAAGTTACAGGCATAACTGATTTAAGGCTTGATGCGAAAAATGCCAACAGGGGGACAGCACGTGGGGCTGAAATGGTCCGCACAAGTTTGGAGGAACTAGGGGCCGGGCGGTCGATTGTGGTCGATCGGGATGGTGATGTCGTGGCGGGTAACAAGACGTTACAGGCAGCCCTGGCGATGGGTTTGGATATTGAGGTCGTAGAGACTACTGGCGATAGGCTGGTAGTCGTACAGCGGACTGACCTCGATTTAGACAATGGCGACAAGGCCCGGAAGCTAGCCTATGCCGACAATCAAACGGCGGCGGCAGGGCTAGAATGGGACTCACAACAAGTCATGGATGATCTTGCTGCAGGGTTGGACTTGGGGGATTATTTCACGGAAAAAGAGATCGAGAAAATTTTGCCCAAATCGGTCGAACCGGAAGAGCCTGGCGAGCAGAAGATCAGCCCGGAACTATTCGAGAGGCACGACTACCTGCTATTCTATTTTGATAACGAGTTCGACTGGCAGGTGATTACGGATATTTTCGAGGTTGGCCCCGTGTTGTGTGGTAAGGTTGGCAAAAAGACAATCACGCAGAAAGGCTTGGGCCGGGTGATTTCAGGCAAAGAGCTCCTCAATAGATTACAGGAAAATGCCCCATGATCGACACTGTGATTCATGTTGCTATAAGGTCCTATAAACGGGCTGGATTAGTTAAGACGATTGAGATCGTCCCGTTTGCGTGGATTTGGGTCTGCGAGTCCGAGGAGGCCGAATATCGAGAGTGGTACGGGGATCGCGTTGTTGCCGTACCGGACGAGGAAGATGGGGGCCTTGCAAGGAAAAACAACGCAATCCTCGACAGAAGTCCATGTGAGTGGACTATGATTCTTGACGATGACATAACCCGGATCGGTTATTGGGAAGCGGGCGGACGTGTGTGGATGGATGCCGACCAAATTGAAGGGCTGATCGAGAACGGGTTTATTATGGCTGATGACCTTGGTGTCAAAATGTGGGGCATAAACCAAAACCGGGACGAGTTATTATACAATACCTACTGCCCGATAAACCTCCTCTCGCCGATCCTTGGGCCGTTTACTGGTCATTTGAAACCTGAGTTACGGTACGACGATCTGGCCGATGGCAAGGACGACTACGACTATTGGCTGCAAAACATCCAGAAACACCACAAAACACTACGCCTGAACCGTTATCATTATGACCATGGGCACGGAAGCAACCGTGGCGGATTTGTCAGTATGCGGACGATGAGCCGCGAAATAGCGGCTGTCCAGTATATGCGTAAAAAGTGGGGTGACGCTGTTTTCAAAGAAGGCGGGTCGGCTGGCGGTAAGTCGTCAACTGGTAAAAACATCCTCAATTCAAGGATAAGGATACCAATAAAAGGATGTTGACGCAGGTGAGAATTGAAAAAATTGAAAGGGGATCGCCATGACTTATAAGGCGAGTGACTTTATCCAGGCTATCCCTGGTACTGGGGGGATTATCTCTACGATCCAGAAGCGGGTCGGATGCAGCTATAATACGGTCCGCAAATATGTAGACAACTATCCAACTGTAGCGGCTGCTTTGCATGAGGAACGCGAGAGGATGCTCGACCTTGCCGAGTCAACTATTATCGGGGCATTGGCCGAGAGAGATTTGGCGACGTCGAAGTGGTTTCTCACAGTGAAGGGCGGTGAGCGTGGGTACGCGCCGACGAGCAAGCATGAGCACACGGGGGAGCAGGGCGGCCCTATCCAGATGACGACCGTGCAACAGGAGATTATAGGAGTGCCGGAAGATGCAATCTAAGGCCACTGGCATTATATTGCGAGAGTCGGCGACTGCATCGGACTGGCGAGTGGTAACCGCTTGGTTGGATCATGAAGCAAAAACACGCAGCAAAATACGCAGGATCGAGGCGATCCTAGAAACGTGCCGATCTAACCGTAGGTCTAGGGGGGATCAAAAAGGACAATGATGCTCCGGTATCGGCCCGTTGGCGTTAATCGCGAGTTTATGATCTGCCGTGACCCAGAGGTCATGCTATCTGGGCCAAGTGAGACGGGTAAAACGTTGGCTTCTTGTTGGTTGATACACCGGATGGCCGATAAGTATCCTGGTGCTCAATTGGCAATGGTCAGGCAAACGCAAAAGAGCATGGCGGGGAGCGTCTTGGCGACGTTCAACAAAGTTATCGACGGATTGCCTATCCGCACGATAGGAGGGACGAGGCCGGAGAGGTACATCTACCCGAATGGAAGTACTATCTGGATAGGTGGCATGGACAATCCCGACAAGGTTTTATCCTCAGAGCGTGACGTTATCTATGTGAACCAGGCCGAGGAGATCAGCCTGGATGCGTGGGAGATTCTGACAACGCGAGTTACCGGGAGAGCAGGCAACATGCCCTACTCTCAGTTGATTGGGGACTGCAATCCGGCAGGCCGTGGGCATTGGATTCTATCTAGAGCAGGCATGACGCGATTTGACACAACGCACAGAGATAACCCGACCTTGTTCGATCCAGACACTGGTGAGATAACTGCGCAAGGCAAGGTCACGCTGGGGCGGCTTGATCGATTAACTGGTTCACGTTATAAGCGATTAAGGCTTGGCTTATGGGCTGCGCCAGAAGGGATTATCTACGATATTTTCGATGAGGAAGTACACAAGGTCCGTGCGTTTGATCCGCCTATGGATTGGCCGCGGATAGTGGGGGTCGATCCGTTCGGGGATAAGGTATCGGCAGTTTGGTTAGCATTGGAGCCACTAGGCCGAGTGTGGAATGTGTACCGTGAATATTCGCGGGCGTTTGGAGAAACGACACAAGGGCATGCCAAAAACATTCGTAAGTTAGGCCATGGAGAGTCAATCTTCTTTTATGTTGGCGGCGGCCCGTCAGAGCGGCAGGCGCGGGTCGATTTTTCCGCTTGTGGTGTGCCATTGCTCAAGCCGGGGATCGTGGATGTATGGCAGCAGATCGACCGGGTTTATGCGATGCTCAAAAATGGGGGATTAGTTATCCATGACTGCTGCCTTGGGTTGCTCTCAGAGATAGGGGACTACCATCGACCTGTCAAAGATGGTGTCGTACAAGATGGTAAAATTCATAACAAGAACGCATACCATCTCCTGGATGCCTTGCGGTATGCAATAACTGGGCCAGAAATGCCCGACGAAGTCGAGAGGCTGGTGTATGTTGGCGGCTAACTTGGTGATATTGGAAGCGCCGGACGGCACACTCGTAGAGACTGTCCAGATAGACGAAAACATCTATTCTGTCCCGTGGCTATTTCCTACAAGCCGAATGAACGGCACATGGCAGGTAGTTGGTACCGGGATTTCTTGGACAATGAACATTAACGAGGTATACACTCGTGAGCGATGGCTATCATTGTTCGCGAGTGAGGAGGGAGACAACGCATGATCGTAACATTTGTCAGGCAGGAAGAAAACGAGTCGAGCCGAGTGAAAAGGTTTTGGGCCATGTGTATAAATGCAGAGGTCGTCGACCTTGCGATCGTCCGGTGGTCGAAGGCATACAGCAAAAAGGCTAGATCGAATTATGGGTTTATGTGGCGGAAGGAAAATCGCGAATTACTCAAGGTGCGGGATCAGATTTCCGAAACGTTAGGCCTTGAACTCTTGAAGACTGGAAACCCGACGCGGCTCAGTATCGAATTGCCGGAGGTCATCCATGAAATTACCTAGAATCTTTGGGGAGCGGCAGCGGCTGAGGGGTGAGGTCCGAGAGCTGCGAGGTGCGGTTGAGGCATATCAACTGTACTCGCAATTTCAACTAACTCGCGATGGTTTGATGATGAGGTTACAAGAACTTGATCCGCGCCTCGTCGATATGTTGGTTAATATGTCACAGTATGAAACCTTGATCGGGTATGGTGGGTTTACTGGGGGGGATCGAGAGCAGACTGTGCGAACGGCCCGTTACTACCAGCGCTGGAAACTACAGGCGGCATCTGCTGTGGACACTTGGACTAATTGGGGATTCGGCAGAGAGGTTAATATTCAGGCTGTCGACGAGGACGCTAACGAAGTTTGGTTGAACACCTGGACCTCACCGAAAAACAAACCTATATTCAGGCAGGAAAGCCTACACCGGCATAGTGAGCGATTGCTGGTAGATGGAGAATTTTTCTTCGTGGCATACATCAGCACAACTGATGGTACTGTTACGTGGCGTGTTTTCGATACTGAACGGATAGCGAAAATCCATCATCCTCCGAATGATGATGCAATCAACTTATACTACGAAGTTAAAAGGGGCGATAGGTGCAATGTGCTCATTCCTGATGCTTTTAACTATTTTGCATTGCCTGAGGAGTTTGTGAGCTTCAAGCCGCCTGGCGATCTCATGGATTTGAACACGATGCCGGGAGTGTTGGACAAACAAACCCTTGTCCTTATATTGCCTGTACAGAGAAACACCGACAAAGAGGGGCGTGGTTGGCCGCAGTTTTACCGGGCCTTTCCGTGGATAGATTCCTACGCAAAAATGTTGCGGGAGTATACGCAGGTCTTTTCGTCCGTGGCGGCTTTTGTAGACAAGCTGAAGGTCGATGGTAGCCAGAGAACCGTCACTGATCTTGTGCAGAGGTTACAGTCTAGCCTAATGACTAGCTCCGGGTCGTATGCCGACACTAACCCGCCTCCTACCGCTGGGGCGACGTGGGCCGAGAATGAAGCTGTGACGCGAACGCGCATGCCCTTGGGGTCCGCAGCTGGCGATGCCCAAGCTGGGACCGGGTTTATCGCATTGAATATGGCTCAGGGTTTAGGAGTCAAAGCCTCGGATGTGGGCCGTGTGGACATGTTCCAGAACAAGGCTACGGCAGACGTTGCGGCTGAAAGCCCTCAGCAGGGCTGGCAACGCTATCAGAATTTCTGGTCGTCGATTTGGTCTCAAGTAGTTGAGATAACATTGCGGGCAAGTGAGAAGTTTACAAGGGCCAAATACGAAACCTATGAGGCGGTAGTTTCTATGAATCTACCTATCGACGTGACAACAGAGGATATAAAACGGGCCATGGATGCAGTTACAAGCTCCTCCTCGGCTGGCTTCCTCGATCCGCAAGTTGCCTCTGATACATTGTCCGTTCTAACCCGGCTACTCTTGTTAGATTTGAATGCGTCGGGCGTAGGTAAGATTTTCGAGATTACAGAGACTGATAAAGCCCCGATTGTGCCGGTTGCTGAGTCTCATGTGCCTGTAGCACTAGAGCATGCTTGTCCTTTGTGTGGTCATACGTGGGCAATGAGCTACGAGGGTCATGGCTCGTTGTTGGTTTGCGCGAAATGTGGGCGCACGTATGATTCGGCTGTAGAATAGTAGGCATGGTAAATGGCTAATTTTTCAACGAAGGCGGCCCGGGTCGATGCTGTTAGACGCACACGGATGCAAAATGAGCATCGGCGCAGATTAAACGCGTTACATGTTCGATTGACCGCCACGCATCTTCGGGACGTCCGGGACATCCCGAAGGCCGATTGGGATGCGGCCGTCAAAGCAGACAAAGAGGCTCAAAATGCCCCTTGATCCGCAGGCCATAATCGACGAGTTGAGTGCTGTTCAACGTTTGGTTTTTGGGTGGGCGCGCTATGATGAGAGCGATGCTGAATGGATGCGAGTCGAGCTGTACACGGCGCGACGCGAGGCCTATGCTGACGAATTAGAGATACAGGCTGCTCGTGTTGGCTGCGCGAAACGTAAGGCACGCGTAACAAATACGGGGGTATTGGAGGAGTTAAATCGTTTGAGCGAACGCGATGCTAAAAGCATTGTGAACACGTACAATTATTATCTAGCAAAGCAGTTAATAGCTATTCGAGAGCAAAACATAAGAGGCAATCGTTACTATTATGCGGCCAAATTAAGAGACTGGGACGCCCATTACTGGCAAGCAAAAGACAAACAGGTTGCTACACAAACTGACGGGAGCGCCAGGGCTAAAGCCCAACAGGATTTTTATAGGTTCATGTTTCGGGGTATGTTTGGCACTGCGAAATTAGAACCACGGACCGCAGTTTGTCCAGTATGTAAGGGGTGGATCAAACGCGGAGTTGTTCCCTTGCGTGTGGCGTTGAACAATCCCCCTCCGTACCATGTGGGATGCCCGCACACTTGGGACACAAGGCCGGGCAAGGTGGCTGAGGATGATTGCCCGTTATTATGGATGGGAGAATGACACCGACTGGCGAAATAAACCTCAAACCTGATGGCTTTATCGAGGTAGATCATTTAGTAATTTGCCGAGTGGTCAGGGACAAGCGGGGTCTTGTGTTGCAGTTTTATGACCGCAACGATCGTAGGTCTAGGGACAGGGGGAGCAATTTAGTCGACGTGATATTTGCCGACCTCGTCGAGAAGTTGGGTAGGGTCTAGTATTGACATGCCGGTCATAATCACTTATACTTGTATTTGAATGAGACGCGCAAGTCCTTGGAGGCAAAACGTCTACGTCTAAGGGTGCTGCGTGTTTTTTGTGTTATAGGAGGATGGCGAAATGCCGAGTGGATTACCGCACAATCCGTACTATTTACAAGACTTGTCTCCCGAAGTTCGTGCCAGTGCTGCACTCGCGGCTGCTGGCGCTTATGATGCCGCGCCGACTGTGATTCAGACGACCGGCATGGACAAGTTAATCTTGTATATTACCTACACCCGTGGGGCCGTTGGCGGGGCAGTTACAATCCGGCCAGAATATTCTCCGCGTGGTGCCGATGAGGTTGGGGTAGAAAACTGGTTCCAGCAATCTATCTATGAGGCTGGGGCTGTGGCGGCAGGCGCAGACACTGCGAGCTTAATCCAGCGGGAGAATTTCACTTATCAGGCAGTCGGCGCGACCGCCGAAAACTTCATCGCAACAATTGACCTAGACGGAGCAGTGGAGCGGGTTCGCGTCCCGTGCGCGGAGAGTGGTGTCGTCGGCACGCCGGGAGAATGTCACATTATAGCGAGGTTGATGTAACATGGGCATGCATCCGACTAATCTAGGGGCAGGATCGGCAGTTAGTTCGATCAAGGACGTTACGGACAATCTGGCTCAAAATAAGATCATTTCTGGTACGTCACCCGGAACTGGGAACACCGCTACTCGCATCGAGCTAGATGGTAGTGCGTCGGGTGTAGACGGAGCCTATGATCCGGCTGCTATTTACATCATAGCAGGAACTGGGGCAGGTCAATCTCGCATGATTTTCGAGTATGACGGTACGAACCGTTATGCTTATGTTAGCAGAGATTGGAAGATAACACCGGATGCGACAAGTGAGTATGTGATCGTCTACAACTCTGGGAACACACATGTAAATGAGGGCGTGGCGCAGGCGGGCACGAACGGTACTATCACCTTGAATGCTTTGGCTAGTGCTCAGAACAACATTTACTTGGGGCAAATGATCTTCATTGTAGCAGGGACCGGGGCTGATCAGGCCCGTATGATTGTGGGATATAACGGCGGCACAAAGGTCGCCACTGTCGACAGCAACTGGATTGTGAACCCTGACAGTACCTCAGTTTACGTGACACAACCTTTCCCTGGATTTATCCATGGCTTACCCGCCACGAACAGCACTGCGAATATCCTTATTCGTGATGGCATTGGAACGAAACAAGATTTTGTCGGCGTCCCCTACAATTTTGGTGACAACTCCATTCTTGCCTTCCTGACCACAAGTTACTATCACGTTCATGGGCAATCGTTTTGCTACCCGACGACGGCGGCGAGCGTGGCTGTTACCAGTGGGGCTGGGGCATGGACAGCAGGGGCCATTACGCAAGTCGTGCCAGCAGGGGCTTTGACCGTGGCGGCGTTCGATCTGCATTGGATTAACATAATCGACCATACTGCCGATGCTGAATATTACATTGAA